GCCTGTCATCATCCACAACCACATCTTTGGCGTAAGTAGTTTATTTAGTACTTTCCAACGCCTAGTCTGCGCGTTCTTATAATGTGTAGCTTCATCAGCAATAATGAGGTCAAAGCCGCCATTGGCTATCTCATCGGCAACAATCTCAACACCGTCATAGTTAATAATGACATACTCTGCGCCTTGGTTGATGATTTGCCTACGTTTCTCCGCAGTCCCGTAAGCCACATCTACTGTACGGTGCATAGCGAACTTAAATAGGTCTGTCCTCCAAGCACTATCCATGATGGACAACGGACATATCACTAGCACACGATTGATCTTACCTTCTCGCAGTAAGTAGTCACTGGCCCATATAGCACTAGCAGTCTTGCCCGTGCCTTGCTCGTTGAAGCAAAAGCTACGTTTGTTCAGTGTGAGGAATGCAGCGGTATCTTTCTGGTGGTCAAACGGTTTGTATTGCCCTGCCCATTCGTAATGAGATTCGATGGGAGAAGGCACTTTTATATTGAGGTTTTTTAGTACATGCGCTTCGTCGAGTCCCCAGTTAACAATTACGTGATTGTTCTGTAACTTCTTACTCTTAGGTATGATATCTGTAACTTTTTCCGGGTCACGTAATTTAAGCAGTACAGCTTTATCTTTTACGATTTGCATTATTTCTTATTCTTCTTTTTCTTGTAATTTCTTGAGCGGTTCTTCGCCTTGCTCTCGATGCGAACTCCGTCGCTATTCTTGCCACCCTTACTCAAAGCCTTTTTGTGAGAAACATCTTTACCTTCTCGCTTGTCAGCTTTGCCGTTTTTGTTTTTATCAGGACTAGTCGCATCCATCTTACGCCTAGCCTTTTGACGCTCCATGCGATTAGCATGTTCGCCTCTGGCTTTTTGCTGTTGATATTCTTTTTTGTAAGGTCTTTTCTTTTTCGTATAAGGCATCAATTTCTCCCGTTATGTACACATTCTGTAACTGGGCAGTGGTTTCGACACAGCCCACTTGGATTAGCGTTCCACACCTCGTTCTCCATAGCACTCGTCATGCGAGTGTAAGTACCCATCCATTTATCCCACAACAATGTTTGATCTCTCCGTGAGTACTTATCCTTAATAAATTGATTGCAGACCACGAACAACAACCCCGCTTTAACTTCCTGCACTACAGGGAAGTGCGCGAATATGGCAAGTGCCATTAGTTCTAGCTGTCCTTTATCTGCGTACCGCGCAGACTTACCCGACTTGTAGTCAATCACGCTTGCACGGTGCTTCTCCGTGTCAAGTATCACTAGATCAGCAATGCCGCGCCACCACACGTTATCAGCAAAAAACCCACAAGGTTCTAGCTTGTCTGTAAGCCCCATCTTAAACTCACATAACTTCTCGCCTTTAAGAGCAGCGAGGGCATCAAGCGTACTTTGCAGGTAGCCGAAGCCTTCAGGTAATGGTTCTTTGTCCCGTATGTACTTCTCTGCTGCTTCGTGCATCAACGACCCGTAGCGCATTGCTTCAGTCTCTACCTCTGGGTGTTCCTTCAAAATCTTTACGTGGTAGAACTGTTTCGGGCACGTTGCAAACGCCTTGGCTTTACTGAACGACCAAGGGGCAATACTATTCACATTCTCCATAATTACTCCCTACACCTGACTCACAATCAATGGGCAGTCCATCCGCCCAATCAGGTGTCCACCGCATACATTTTTCGATGTACGACTGTGCCTCCGAAACACTCTCTTCGGATACACAACATACGACGGAATCGTGAACGGTAAGCACGATCCGATATTGTTTAGCTATTTTTAACATCTGTTCCCCGATGATGCAACGTGCTATAGCTTGGCAAACATTCTCGATAACTTTCCCCCCATATATCTTAGTGCGCCCTCTTCTCGTCTTGTAAGTGAACTGTACCCCCCGATCATCCTGTTCCGCTTCTAAGTCGTTATACCGTAAGTACATACCAGAAGGTAACTTAACCCCTAACTCTTCCGGGGACACAAAAAGAACCCCATTTAACCCTAGTGCTGAGTTATCCCCCCTTGACAGATTAATCAGCATGTTCTGAGCTTCACGCCACAGGTGCGATATCTTCCAGTTGCTGTCCCTGTATATCTGGATAACACGCCTAGCCTCATCTAGCTCCATGTCGAACCCAAAAGATTTCAACTGATCTTGGAACCGTACAGCCCCCATACCATATCCTGCACCCAAGATAGTGGTCTTGCCCACAAACCTCTGGTCTTTACTTATGTCTGCCTCATCAACATTGTATATACGAGAAGCCATCTTCCTATACACATCCTCGCCATTGGCGAATGCTTCAGTAAGATCGTCCTGACCCGCCAACCAAGCAAGCACCCTTGCTTCGATCTGAGCAGAGTCTGCGTCAATCAGCTTATAGCCATCAGGAGCAATGATACTGTTCTTGAGTTTCTTGCCATTTGGCCCACGACTAGGCAGGTTCTGCATGTTGATCTTGTCGGAGCCGCCCCATCTACCTGTGTGCGCGGCATAGTATTTGACAGGAACAGGTAGGGTGCCTCGCTTGGCAATATCAATAAATCGCTGAGTACGTGTTTCTTCCAATGTGCTTTTGTTGCCAAGCCTCGCCGCTACAAGACTCTGCACACGTACATCTTCATGTTCTGCCAAGGCTTTGAAGCCTTCATCGTTCTTCGCGAGGGCTAGTGTTTCCTTGCCTGTGGTGGGGCTTATCTTCATGGGGGGCACTACACCAAGCCCAGTAAGTACTTCTGCGAACTTAGGGTTACTCATCAACTCTTCCTTGGTAACTCCTGCGTCCTCTAGCAATCGGTCTTTGCGTTCCTTTGTATCTAACAGATGTTCTTCCAGTAAACCCAGATCTAACTCCAGTACAGGATCAATAAACATCCTTAATGTTAAATCTATTATTTTTAATTCCTGCTTAGGAAACCTTTTCATCATTTTGGCGAACAGACTATAGGTAAGCTCTACATCATTTATACAGTAATCCCCATAGCGGCTAAGTTCTGTGTCTGAGAAGTCCTTTCGTCGCATACCTTTTGCAGCAAGTACTTCTGTGCCTTTAACCCCTACACCGTATCGCTCTGCCACTGCCTTTAAGGATTGTCCAACGTCTACCCCATGTAGTGCGCGTGACATGCACATCGTATCTGCCCAGACTTTAGGTTTTACGCCGAATCTCCAGTTCAGTATTGCACCATCGAACATGGTGTTGTGAGCAAGCACCATGCTGTCTTGCCAGTTGAAGTCGTTGAGGTAATCCCGCATAGCCTCTTCGGAACCACTCGCCCATTCCGTAGACCCGTTGTTAATTTTTACCGCTACGCCAATAACTTCAAAGAGTCTACTACGTACATATTCCTCTGTGGTTATCTTGGATAACGAGAAGTCCTTATCGTAGTATGTTTCAAAGTCAACCGTTATCAGATCCATCCAACTCTCCACGTAACCGCATTAAATACCAAATAGCCTTATCAACATCCTCAATCGGTTTATTCTTGTATGTATATCTCCACAGGTACTTTAAGCAAGCTCCCTTGAGATACCCCATGTATGCTTCATGCGTCATGGATGCTTTGATCGCATCAATGCACTCCACCTCTCCCACCGTGTAATGTGGTGGGTGGTCTACCATGTCTACGCTGTCCACAATGTCTATCTCCGTCATACATTCCCCCAGTATCCATCAGTAAGTAGTTCTACCACTTGATCCATATTGTGTTCATCAACAACAAGGGCAATACCCCCTGCATCTTTTATATCTCGTAAGTTCTTCTCCTGTAACGGAGTAGGCTTATTGCCTTTAGCTTTACATTCGATACCGAAAAACACACTCTCAAAGCACCCCACAATATCAGGCACCCCACTCTTGCCGTACCCATGTGTCATGGGGTAGAAGTAGTACGCTTTAATCTTCTTCAGTTGTTCGACTACCTTCTTCTTTACTTTCGCCTCTGGCGTCATGCACTTCTCCTAGTCGATATAAAAGATCTTTAATGTCCTCAATCGTATCCATGTCATTAAGATCGAGCGTGTCGAGGTCTATGTCTACCGTCACCTTAATCCTCATTCGGTAAAGTCCTCACGCTTGCCACCGTCGTACCTATGGGCATGACCTTCAAGAACTAACTGCTCATTGATGTTTCGCCCTTCTGCAAACAAAGTACCTAACCACCTGCCGTATTTACCTTTGCCAGATAAACATACACTCATAGGTAGTTCTGCTAGTTCCTGTAACCTAGCCTTAGCCGCAAGCCCCTTTACTTTCTCGGCGGCATTACGAGTGCGTGACTCCCATGCGTTAATGCCTTCCATGCGGATACGCATATCAGCAAGCAAATCTAAATCAATCGGTCTAACGTGAATACGTACATCTATAGTGTCCCCGTCAACAACTTTAAGTACCTCTGTAACAGGGAAGCACTCCGTTTCGGCTTGGGCATGCAAACTAGCACACACCGCTACCGCACAAACTATCGTTTTCAACATAACTACCTCTCGTAAACTTTGTTGTTAATAATTATTTTATTGGTTGTTCTTGAAACACATATTGCTTCGACAGCGAACCTTCTCTCTAAACCCCGTTGCATCGTTAGGCACTGCTGCATCTGTGAAGCTCCATCAAAAACAGTGAACGTATACCACGCATGAATAGTAATTAAGTACAGGGTAGTAGTCATGCTACACCCTCACCTTCCAGTATTTATTTAAAAGTTCCTGTTGTTCAACTGCAGTTTTGAATTCAAGAAAATGTACATCTTTTGATTTCTTCGCACGGCACTTACGGCAAGCGGTAGTTATACGCCTCGTAAATTGGTTTGCGTCTGTCTCGCCACAGTGATTACATTTGTAGATATTCAATGTTGTAATTCTCGCTTCTGTTTTTTGAGTTTCTTTTTTCTCATGGCTCGTTCCGCCTATCTGGGTTTCTTGAATTTTCTGACTCGTTAATTAACCTTGGTTTTCTTTCACTTCCTGACTCGTTTAGCTGGTCTGGTTTGCTAGACTCACTTGACTCGTTTCATTGTGGTGGTTTTCTCGCCTCTAATGACTCGTTTGCTCCTGTTGGGTTTCTAATCTTATGATGACTCGTTAAACAATTTTGGGTTTCTTTTGGCTCCTGACTCGTTTAGCTGGTCTGGTTTGCTAGACTCACTTGACTCGTTAATTAACCTTGGTTTTCTCTGCTTGTATGACTCGTTAATGAAATTTGGTTTTCTTTGCTTGTATGACTCGTTACAATGCAATGGTTTTCTCGGCTCCATTGACTCGTTTTCCCCTTATGGGTTTATAATTTTTGATGACTCGTTTTATTGAACTGGTTTTCTCGTTCTCAATGACTCGTTAAATTTTGCTGGGGTTCTTTTTTTGCATGACTCGTTTAGACGCACTGGTTTTCTCTTTTTTGTTGACTCGTTTAGCTACTCTGGTTTTCTCCCACTATCTGACTCGTTTCGTACCGCTGGGTTTCCTTAAATTCCCTGACTCGTTAATTTAAATTGGTTTTCTTGGCTCCATTGACTCGTTGACACCCTTTGGTTTTATCGGAATCTCTGACTCGTTAATAACTATTGGTTTTCTTCAATTTTTTGACTCGTTTTTAGGCTCTACGCTACCTTGTGCGTGATCCCTAACTTGGCTTTGCTGTATTCTTCAGGTACAGGTAGTCCTTCCAGTGTTCTCCAAGCTCGATGCAGATCTACTAGAAATCGTTTCACCGTGTATCGAATTGCCATGTTGTTACGGTGCCCTTTGGTTTTCTCTGCGTGGGCTGGCATATTCTCGATGCGGTGTTTGTAGTTATCGTAGATATCCCGATATGTACCTTTTGTCTTAACAAAAGATGGCCCAAGTACGCCGATCAGTTTAGTTTTCAAAAAAGGATTGAAGCTGATCCCCTTCTTAGTCTGCTCTTTACCTTCTGCATCGAGGTATGTCTGATCGACTAAATGTTCTTTCTTACGTGACCTACCTGCACCATTGACTACATCTAGTCCAGCATACGCCCAAAGGGAACTAGGGTATTGAGCTTTGTATATATCAAACCCTGAGATAATGACCGCCGCCATCGTAGGCCCAACCCCTGTAACATCTTCAAGAAACGTCTGGTAAATCGGGAATTGTTTGACGGAATGTGTAATCTGTTTCATCGCCGTATCTTCAGCATCTACCAGATTGATATACTGCTCCACTAATGCGAACTCACTGTACGCACTTATCAATCCATCCTGCTTGAACCGACGTGGGTTCATCGACGCTACGCCATCAGTGATTTTGCGATAACTCACTCGTAGGTTAGCCAGCAGTAACTTAGCGTCAGCGTCTAGCGTCTCCTCGGCTTTACTGGGCTGCTGCCCGATCTTGATTTTAAAATTTGCAACGATGTTGTTGCCTACGCGAATGCGTGTTTTCTGAATGCTGTAGAACCCGTTGACTGCGGCTTTCAGCATGTTCTTTTGCGTTTCTTCATCCTTCATAGCTTTCTCCAAAAAGCGGAACTT